GAAATACCAACTGAAATAGTCATAGAAGAAGAGATAATTGAAGTTATTATTATAGAAGATAAAGAGGAGATAGAAGAAGATGAAGAGGATAAAATACAAACTGAAGAGCTGGAAGAACAAAATGATACAGAAGATAGAGTGGTGGTACTGGACTCAAAGAAGCAGAAGGTCAATGAAGAAAACTTTCAAGCTGAAGCAGAAATCACAGAAGAAGAAATATTAGAAGAAATTTCACAAGTAGAAGACATTATTGTTATTGAACTGGATATAGTAGAAGAAGAAGTACTAGAAACATACACCGAAGAAGAGGTTATAGAATATGAACAAAAGCAAGAAGAAGCAATACAAGAGTATGTACAAGACCTTACCAGCGAAGAAAAAACAGAATTAATAGAAGAAGTTAATGATGTTGGTGTACAGAACTTAGACAAAGCAACACCACAAGTCCAAAAAGTAGTACAAGCAGTTGTTGTATCTGCCGTAAAAGAAGTTGAAGAACTTACTGAAGAACAGGTTGAGATTGTCAGTGAAGTTTTAAAAGTAGAAAAAGATGATGTTGCTATATATGCAACAGCTGCAAAAAAAGAAAAAGCTATAAATACAGCTGTTGAAGAATATGTTGAACGTAGCGTTGCAAACAAAGACGTAGAAAATTATAACCTTGCAGATGTTGTTTCTGAAGTGAACGTAGAGATGTTTTTGGAGTCACCAATAAGTGTTATTATTGATGTAGATTTAAGCGGTATTGAGATTTCTTCTATAGGCGCAGATATGGCAGAAACTCAAAAAGATAAAGTTAAAGAAATATATGCGCCAGTGTTACTTACACAAATAGTAGCGATTACTAGGAGAAGATTATTTTGATTAAAAACATAATAGATTATGTATGGGAAGCAATTAAAGAGACTATTGCGTTGAGCTGGACTCTAGCAGGCATGCTCATCGGGTATTTTACGTTGAGTGGCAGCGCCAAAAGCATAACTGGATTAGGTATTGTGATAACATTAACTATATGGTTAGCGACAATAAAACTGAGAAAGTAGATTGCACAACACGTAAAGTTAACAATACTTATGTAACAATTTGTAATTACAAATATGGACATGCACAACACGATTAGAAAGGACAAATAATGGCAGACGAGAGATGCTGTGGCGGCGGATGCTGCGGTACTAAATAATGGTAATTGAGTACAGAGGACAAAAGTTTAGCGGTTATAACAAGCCAAAACGTACTCCAAAACATAAAACTAAATCACACGCTGTTTTAGCTAAAAGCGGAGACAAAGTTAAACTAATTAGATTTGGTCAACAAGGTGTAAAAGGGGCAGGTAAAAACCCGTCTTCTAAAGCACAAAAAGCTAGAAAAGCGTCTTTTAAAGCTAGACACGCTAAAAATATAGCTAAAGGTAAAATGTCAGCTGCTTACTGGGCTAATAAAACTAAATGGTAACACACATCATATAGTGTAATTGAACACAACGACCACTCAATATGGTATCATATTGATTAATGTATGAAATAATAAGCCGTGAAACAGCTGGTCTTTTTTGGACAAGTGGTAATACTGCTATTAATCAATCCTATATCAAAGGATTAACAGTACATTATACAGGAGCTGCGATTATGCCATCTATGAAATCCATAGATGATGTATTTACTTATCTAACTAACTTACAAGATGCTTACGTAAACAAAGCTGGTTTTGTTGACATACCTTATTCTTTTGCAATAAGTAATGTTACTGACGAAATAATTGAGTTAAGAGGATTTGGAATACAATCTGAACACTCAAGAAGCAACCAATTAAACAATACATTTATGTCTGTTTTATGGTTAGGCGCAGTAAGAGATGTTCCGAACGAAAATGCTAAAGTTGCATTAGAACGTTTAGTAGATATTTTAACTGAACGTTACAACAGAAAAATGTTAGTTGAAGCAGATGATTGCGGTGAACCTATGTACCAGTTTATAACAAGTACAGAACCTAAATGGAAAATACCAAAGAGGAAGGTCAGAAAATGGTCACGCAAGAAGAAAAAGATTATCAAGCAGACATAGCAGCGTTTGCAGAAGAAAAAGAAAAAAATGTAGTTTGGAAAACTCCCGAAGGGAAAAAACAACTACAAGATGTTGTTAAATACAAAAATGCAAATCCGCAAGTTTCAATAAATACACTTGTAGAGTTTTTAATTAAAAATTGCGGTTGGAAATATACAAAAAGATATATCTTCGACATAATCGTAACTGAAATCGAGAAACAAAATGACAAATAATTTAGATGAATTTGTTGAGCAACACGAGCAAGACCGTAAGTTAGAAGACTTAAAGAAAACAATAACACGTTTACACAAACAATTAGATAAAGAACGTGACAAGACAGCAATACTACAAGAGACTGTGACCAGCGCAGTTAAAGATAGTATAGCTGACATAGACATTCCAAAAGTCAAGCCACCAAAAAAAGACACAAGAAAAAAAAGCGAAGAAGTAGCAGTAGCTGTTTTAAGTGACTGGCAACTAGGTAAAATTACTAAAACTTATAACTCTGATATTGCTGCGCAACGTGTCAAAGTGTATGCTGAAAAAGTTGTTGAACTTACAAATATACAACGTGCAAGTCATCCAGTAAAAAAAGTTCATGTTTGGGCTTTAGGTGATTTAATTGAAGGTACTGATATATTTGCTGGTCAACAGTGGTTAATCGATTCGGGTTTATATCGACAGATATTTAAAAACGGCGCAACAATGCTGGCAGAATTTTTAAGGCACATGCTTGCAAACTTTGATGAAGTACATTTTGCTGGTGTTATCGGTAATCACGGTAGATTAGGTAAATTTGGTCAGCATCACTATGAAGATAACGGAGATAGGTTCTTGTATGAGACAGTCCGTTTAATTCTTGCAGACGAAAAAAGAATTACTTGGGATATACCCGAAGCGTCTGATGGCGATAGAGCGTGGTACACAATAGATAAAATTGGTAACTACAGCTGCATGCTTATACATGGAGACCAAATAAGAGGTTCATTAGGTATACCGTTCTATGGAGTTCGCAAAAAGGTATTAGGATGGAAAGCAGCGGCAATGGATGGGCAGATGCCCGACTTTAAAGACTTAGCCTTTGGTCATTGGCATCAGCTTTACCAACAAGAGTTTAACGGAATAACAGTTAGGTGTTCGGGTTCAACTGAATCATCTAATCATTATGCGTTAGAAGCACTAGCGGCACAGGGTAGACCAACACAAAGACTAATGTTTGTCCACCCAGAAAAAGGATGTACTACAGTAGAATATCCAGCGGTAAGATTAGACGACAACGAAAAGGAGTAACTAACATGGCTGCAAGTTATTGGAAAAATGCCCTTATTAGAGCCGCGAGAACTTTTATACAAGGTTTTCTCGGTGGATTATCAGCTAACTTAATGATAGGTAATGAAGCAGAGATGCTTTATGCTGCCTTCATGGGTGGCGCAGCTTCTGCAATTTCATTATTACAGAATGCTTTAGAAGATAGTCCAACTAAATGGGGTAACAATATACCAAAAGGTTAGTTGATGTCTTTATACGCAAGAAAAAAAGGCATTAAGGGTCGTAAACCTAAAAAAAATTACGATGAACGTATATGTCAAAAAGAATCTTGTGATATAAAGCTATCAATTTACAACAAAAGAAAATTTTGTTATACTCATACTAAGCCAGTAAAGCGCTGGTCTAAATAATAAAAGAAAGTAAAACTTTCAATCTTTATTTTGGTACTAAACAAGTGTTACGAAAGTAATAAATTTGTGAAGGACATGCGTACGTAAATCGTATAGTAGGGGTACTATACAAAACAAAATCCACCTTTGCAGGTGGATTTTTGTTTATCGGTTGCCCGATGATTAAGCAAAGGATGGTTTAGGTTCTTTACTCAAATTAAATGTTAGTTTAGTATATCAGCTTTTCTGTTTAATGTATCAGTTAACTCTGCTACATCAGCTTCGCCAAGTTTGTATAAATGCTCTTTAGCTTCATCTAAAGTTTTAACTAACACTAACTCACATTCTTCTAATGAAGTATTAAGAAGCTGTAGTAAATCTTTACCTTTAACAGTCTGCTGTATTTTCTGTAGTGCAGCAATTGCGCTATTGGTACGTTCGTTTACAACATGGGCATGAGATTTTTGAACGTCAGCTTTTACAACAGACTGTTTAGGTTTAGAAGCAGCGTTGGGAATTACGCTGTCTACATCTTCCATTTCTTCTTTAGTAACTCCAGCACTTAATAAAACGCGTAAGCAACGACCACGTGCTTTAGTCTCTGCTTTTTCAAACCAATGTTGATTCATATTTGATTTTTCTACACGTGAGTGACCAGTACATTTTGTAAACTTATCATCTTCGTTTGTAAAAAAAGAAGCTTTAAATACTACGTGTGTATCAGACATGTCTAATACCTCTGTAATTAAGTGTCCAGTAGGATATTTTTCATTCATTTGTTCAATGAGTTCGTCAACCCCAACGTAGTCATCTAAGAACTTCGGCGAATTATATTTTAAGTTTGTTCCTTGTGTCATCTGTTCCATCCTTTTCTAATATAAGTATTAACAATTCTGCTATTGATAACATCAATATAGAATTTGTGTCAACTTGTTTTGTTTTTGTAAAAACGTCAGCTACATTAGCTACGTTATTTTTTATGTCTTTTAATTGCATGATTTAAATTGTAATACATGTAGCATTATATGCAACAACTGTTACAATAAATTTTACGGAAGGAGCGGAAATGGAAAACTACTTAACATGTCAAGACATTGCAAAGATGTTTAACGTCAAATTAAGAACAGTTTACGTATGGATTCAAAGGTCAAAAAATGGAAATCATTTTTTACCCGAACCCGATATGCGTATAGATAACAAACCGTTATGGAAAACAAGCACCATAGCAGCAGTAAAAGAAAGAGTATAGATAAAGGATGGTAAATGGAATTGTTACGAGGACAAATAGTACCGACTAGCACAGCATACAAAAAAGTTAGTCAAAGAGATAAAGTCGAGTGGGCTTTAAAAACTTTTAAAGAAGTTACAGGCGATGAGTTCACTTATGACTTGAGAATCAAAAGATATGGCGCTATTATTTATGACCTAAGAGATGACGGTTGGGATATTAAAACACTCGAACCTAAGAATCAAAAAGATAAGAAGTGGGCATTTAAACTTATAAGTGTTCCTTCTACAAAAGAGGATGGTCAAAGAATGTTAGCATTATGAAACAGCGTATAAGTGCTTCAGAGTACTTCGCTATATTACCCGAATCAGTATTGTTTGCAGCAATAAGCAGTAACGCAGTAAGACTTTATTGTATCTTAAGAAGACGAGCAGACGAGAAATCAAACGCATGTTATCCTTCACAAAAATATTTAGCAGACTCAATGTTTTGCAGCACACGTACAGTGCAAAGAGCATTAGATGAGTTAATTAAAATTGGAGCAGTGACTGTAGAGCATAGAATGATAGAAGGCACAGATGCTTATACTTCTAACATGTATTACCTACACGCCACAATTGCGCAAGGTGGCGCGCCAGTGCGTAAGGGTAGCGCAAATATGACGCAAGGGTCACGCGCGGGTGTCGTACAAAACAAAGCCAATAAACAGAGCAATGAAACAAATACCAAAAAGAAAACTCGTAAACGAGATTTACTTTTTGAAGAGATGTGTAAGGGATTAGGCATAGACTGGGAGACTGCACCAAAAGGTGAGACAGGTAGAGTAAATGCAGCATGCGGAGAGCTGCGCAAGATAAATGCTACACCCGAAGAAGTAGCAGCTGCAATTAAACACTATAAGAAAAACTGGAAGGTTGCTATATCTGCACAAGCTATTACTAATAACTGGACAAAACTAAAAAACGAAATGAAAGAATCTACACCAATAAAAAGAGATTGCAATAAAGAAGGTCACGCATGGCTAGATTTAGATGTAATACTTTATTGTAGATTTTGTAAAGAGGAGAAAACAAAATGAAAAAATTTGACGTATATCTAACTGGTAGAATTAGCGTGTTAGCGCCTAACAAAGAAGATGCCGAATCAATGGTAGAACAAAAATTAAATGTTATACATCCAATGTTTAACATACAAATAATGATTACCAAAGAAGATTACTTAGATGCTGGAGAGGATTTTAAACCCGAAGGTACAGAATGATTGATACTACATATCCTTATGGTGGTGATGCACCAAAAGATAGAGCTACAAGGCGCAAGCTGTTACGAGAAGCTGTTGTTTTAGAATCTAAAGGTATATGTGAATGGGCAGAATGTAGCAGCGCAGGCACTGACATGGCGCACATTAAAGCAGCTGGTATGGGTGGCGCTATATCTAATGACACATTAGACAACGTTGCTTATCTATGTCACTTTCATCACGATGTACTTGATTTTCGTATGTCTATGAAACAAAGAAGTTTTGCACTACAACAATTAGTAAGAGGATATGTTTTAGCTAACAGAAAAAAAATCTAAAAACTTTACACATTGTATAACAAAGTGCTACAATAATATTGTATGAAAAAAGAAAAATCAGCTTTCAGAAGACATGAGGTTTTAGAAAACTACGAACTTACAAAGTTTGAGTACAACGACCTTATGACTCATAAGCACATGTTTGATACAGAATATCAAGGTACTACTTGTTTTTTCTGCGGTAGTTTTATTATGTACCCAGTAGTTTTTAATTATCCTAACGAAAAACGTAAGTTTAATGCAGGTACAGACTGTGCAGACATGGTATATCAAGGTACTAACTTCGAGGCACTAAAACTTCAAGCAGCAAAAGCAAGAGAACGTGCAAGAATACAACAAGCTTATTTAGATTCTGTAGAAGAATTTAAAACAGATTATCCGCAGTTATCACAAGCAGCAGAATACTTCGGTCAAGAAAACTTATTGATTAGCGATGTATATGACAAAGCTAAGTTCGGTTTAACAGAAAAGCAAATAGCATTTTTAGAAAAACTATGTTTAGAAGACTGGCAGAAAGAAGTTGACGCGTTTGCAAAACTTATTAACAAAGCAAATGTACCAGCCTTAGAAGCTGGCGAGATAACTACAGAAGTTACAATCAGTAAATACTATTACAAAGACATGGCTTTTTATGGTCAAGAAAAAGCAATCATAGAAACTAAAGAAGGTCAGACATTGTTTACTGGTAAGACTAAAGCATTAGTCCAATACTTAAGTACAGATGAGTACTACCCCGAAGATATTACAGAGTTTTGGGCGCAAGATAAAAAACAAAGAAAAAGTGATTTAACATGGAACAAAGAATACTTTAAAGAAGGTACAAAAGGTATTGCAACATTAGAAGTTACTTATGTTGTTGAAGAAGATAACACAAAAGCTTCTGCAAAAATCAAAAACTTTTACCCTATAGGTACAGTATGAGCTGGGAAGGTATATACGCAGAAGACTTAGACGGTTATCCGTTAGTGCCTAACACAGACAACTATCTCTCAAAAGAATGTAAGCACATGGGATTAGCTGCACTGTCAGAAGCAAGACATGATTTAATAAATTTAGGTATTGGTTCAGAACCTACAGAAGGTTTACACGTATTTGACCTTGATGCTTACGATGAAGAACTTAAAAAAGATGCAAGAGGAAGTTTTGCTTTAGCAGGGCAATATAAAATGGAAGCAACGCACCAATACAAAGACAACTGCGAATGTGAAGAGTGTAAAGTAGATAGAGCTGAAGACGCAGGAGCTACCGCCGAAGAGTTAGTAAGTTATAAACTACTTGTAAGACGAGACATAAATTTAAATAGAAAGGTTGCATAATGATTAGTAATTTATTATTTTATTTTAAAAATTTAATCTTTAATTGGCACAATACACCAAAAGAAGTAAGAACATTTACTTGTTTTATGTGTCAAAGCAAATACATATATCCAATTACAAGTGCAGATTATTTTGTTTGTAACAACTGTTTTGACACTATTTAAATAAATGTACAACAAAATGTCATATTGTGATACAATATTAGTATTATGAACGCACCAAAAGTGTATGTTGTAAGAGCTGTTGCTTTAACAGGTCGTGTTTGGATTCATGAATTTGAATCTAAATCCGATGCTCTATCAAAAGTAAGAGAATACAAAGACAGTGGCGGCTTCTTGGTTTCTTTAAGTTCTTATACCAAATCTCTCATCAATCAATAAATCTTTAAATTGTGTTGCATTATGTGATACAGTTACTATAATCTATTATGTAAGTTAAAAAAGGATGGTTAAGAATGAGTGCGAAAAACCAAGCGATGGAGAAATTCCCGTTTGAAAAAGCTTATTTGCTAACAAGCGGCGAATATGTAAGTGGTAAAGCTGCTTTTGAATTACTTTTGGATGAAGGTATGAGTTTGCAAAATGCCCTTGATATGACAGTTAAGGATTATGTAAGCGGTAAAGAAATAGCAGATTTTGTAAAAGAAAATGAGGTGTTGTAATGTTAGAAACATTAAACAAGATTAATGTTATAAAACAAGTGCTTATAGCAGCTAATCAATTCAAATACGTTAAAGACATGGAAGTCTTAGGCGATGACACAATACAATATAAACTTATTGGTTTAGACAATGTTGCGTTTACTGCAACAGTATATAAACCATTAGGTAAAGCGACAAGAGTTAAGTTAATAACCAAAAAAACAATAGGTAATCAAAGTGCTAAGAAAACACAAGATATATTGTTAGTTGATTTTTACAACTTAATGTATGCAATTTATTTAAAAGTTTGGGAAAACAAAAAATTAACAGAAGATACAAGAGCGTTTAACTTAAAAGATGTTGTTGCTAAATATGAAGTAAACAACAAAAAGTTAATGCAAAATGTAGAAAACTTTACTGAAGAAGTACTAGATACGTGGTTAGTGAAAGGGGAAATATACTAATGACATTTGAAAAATGGTTAAAAACGTTTGTTGCAGAAACAGACAAAATTAACACCAATGATGAGTTTGCAGTTGAATATAATGTTGCTGGTCAAAAAGGTGTTATGGAATACAAGATGGATGAAAT